TCCAGTAGAAGACTCTCCAGCAATAGCAGTAATCTTATTCCCAGATACACCACCAAATATGCTACCTGAAACCAGTGCATTAAAAATGTATGAACCCGTATCAACATAAGTTTCCGTTTCGTCAATATCAGAAGCAAGTTTAGTGTACTCTCCACCAACTTCTTTTACAATTTCTTTAAGAAAATCCATTAAATTACCATCCCGTATTCTTCACGAAGTATTTTTTTATAAGGCAAACCTTGTTGCCTTAGTTCTTTTACAAGTTTTAATTTTTGATATAGTGCCACATCTCCACCCAGACATAAAGCACTAATAATTGTATTCAGTTCTTCATCAGTAATAGGTAAATCCATTAAACAAAAAATGATTCAAGGTTTGCAGTTTTCTCTACATTCCAACCAATCGCGTCTAAAATTGCTCTAAAAGGTTCTAGAAATGCTTTCTCAAATTGTAGTTCATAATCAATGTATTTGTCAAGGTCAAGTTCCTTAGGAAATTCTTGAATAAACGAAATAATATTTTCTCTTATAATATTTGGTTTTTTTAAGTAAATGAATTTTACTTTTTCACCATTATTAATTAATGAATATTTGTTTGTGAGATTTTTTTGTTTAATATAATGATTGAACAATAATGCTCCTCTGATGTGAACTGGAGTTCCTTTAATATAAATGTGAGATGAGGATTGATATTTTCTAACATCAGAAGCACTTCTAGGAAATGCAATCTGTTCTGGAGGTAACTTTTTAAAATTAATGCGACATTGTTCAATAAAATCAATCACATCATCTTCAGTACCAGTCATCATTATTTTAAAACCATCTTTAAACATTTTTCGACATGGTGCTGGTGTTGACGACTTAATTGCCTCAATACCTTTAATTTTCAGTTTAGGTTCTTCATAACGAACACCTTCACTATCCCACACATTAAGAATATATCTTTTTTTAGCAGTCCAAATTCCTCTATCAGCAATACATTCACGCTTCATGAACATTTTTTGATCATAAGCATTTACATAGTCTGCCAATTTTTGGTAAGAACTTTCAATATACTTTTCAAGTTCCACTTTACAGACCTTATCAAGGAACGAAACAACGCCTTCAGGAGTTTTCTCTCTTCCCTTGAATACTGCGTCAACAAAAGGACCCATATTAACGTAAAGAGAATCGGTATCAGAAGCAATAACATAATCAACAGTATCAGTTTTAAGAACTTTATTTAAGTAACTATTTACAGAATTCATAATCCACTGAATGGATACTTGACCTGAGAGTGTGATTGCCTCAGCATTTGCTAGTTTAAAATATCTAAAGTATTGATTACCAATAGCACCATAAGCAGAATTAAGTTGAATTTTACGTGCCATTTGAATGTTATTACATCTTGCAATCTCTTTTTCAAGTTCTTTGGTTTTTTTAATTTCATATTCTTGCTCAGCAGCAAGCATTTTCTTTTTAAAAATTACACGTTCATTATAAATTTTTTCCATCAATTCTGGAAGAAATCCTCGCACATCTTTACGGTACATAGCACCGTTAGCACATACAGCATAATCATTGTATTTTTCAAAAGTGATTTGTTGATTTAAAATTTTATCTACATTTACTGAAGGATGCCTTTCTTCCAAAAGTGTTTCTGGAGAAATATTATATTGCATAATAAGATGAGGATATAGGGAGTTCAAGTCAAAACTCACCACCCAATCATACGCTCCTGGAATTGGTTCCTTTACATACGCACCTGCATATTTTGATTCTTTATCAGATCTTTCATTTGGGGGAATTACAATATCACGTTTTTTTAGATAATTGTAAATGATTGTATCCCACATGCGAACTTGAGAAAATACATCTTCATAATTCGCTTTAGCATCATATGCCATGGTCAGCGCAAGTTCAATCAACTTCATCTTGTCTTCCATTCGGTCAACAAGTTCTACGTCGATAATGTTATATTCTACAAACTTTTGCCATCCTTTCGTGTAGAAATCTTTAAAAGTCTCAAATTCAGAGTGATCAAGTTTTTTCTGTCCAAGTTCAACTTCAGCAATATAATCTAGACGATAAGACTCCTGTGCTTTGTAAGTAAATTTCTTATAAAGATCAAGATAATCTAATTGAGAAATACCACCAATATCATAAGAAATATTTTTTCTACCAGAAATATAAACTTCATCCTCAGTCACAAGACCCCATGGGGATAAACGTTTCATTAACTTTTCACCAAGAACCCTGTCAATTCTACGAACAAGGTATGGAATGTCATACAATTTACTATTCCAACCAGTAACAACTTCTGGCGTATTATCCATCCACCAATGAATAAAATCATTCAAAAGATCATACTCATTATTGAATTGTTTATAGTAAACATTACCCTTGGTTAGTTTAAATGGTCCTTTACCCCAGGTTACAAGTTCTTTAGTAGAATAATCTTGAACTGTGATAAGTAAAACTTCTTCAGAAGCACTTTCTACATCAGGAAACCCATTTTCTGATGCAACCTCAATGTCTAATGTTAAAAGTTTTACTTTACTAATATCAAATTTAATTTCATCTTCTGGATAATTTTCAGCGATATATTGGTAAATATATCGCTCATTTCCATAGATTTTAAAACCTTCTACATCGGTATATTTTTTAATAAATTCCCTACATTCTCTTACGGTTCCAGGTTTAATTGCTTCTACAGTTTCACCAGTTAAAGTTTTATATTTTGTTTTTTTATTTGAAGGCACAAAAAGAGTCGGAAAAAATTTCTCTCGGATCATGAAATGTTCTCCATTTTCATAACCACGAACAAGAAATTGATCTCCGACCATTTGGACGTTGGTGTAGAACCTCATTACTTAGTCATGTCACCGTACAGTTCCAGCAGTCTAGCAGTTGGTTCAACGATAGTCAAGATCTTATCGGAGTGAACCATGAACTCATCTTGCTTAGTAAAGTCAGACATCCAAGGTTCTAAATTAGGTGGCATCCCATCAATTGGATTTTTTTTGACCACAAAAGGTTTAATTAATTTACAATCAGGTTCCCCCAATTCAGATCCAACTTCTTCAATAGAAGAAATTACCACATCATTATTAACAAAAATTAGAATTTTAATCATCTTAACAATCTTCACACCCATCAGTTAATACTACATTATGCTCAGAAACATCCTCGCTCATTTTTAATATATCATATAGATACATCTTATTCAGATCCTCAATTGGATCAACTAAAGTAACAACCCAATCTAAAGGTACAGTTACCCTCTCACTTTTACCTAATGATATCCAAGGTTTTAAACTAATATCAAAAGAAGTTTTTCCTGTTTTCTCATTTAAAACAGGTTCTGTAGTATGAATAGTGCATGGTTTTATGAAGAAATACCCAACAAGTTTATCTTCATAAATCATTTCTTCTACTTTACTTATAAGTTGACTTCCAGTTTTAATAACTGCAATTTTTATAGACATAATATCATTCAGGTGCGCTTTCTGTTTGATTTTCTTCAGCAACTTCTTCTTGATTTTCTTCTGGCGCTTGAGGACCAAAAAGAATATCAATTGCTTCTAGTCCACCAATAAGTTTCATCAAGTAATCTCTTTTATTTTTAAGTTCTGTTTCAGAAACATTAATTTCTGAAATAAGAGCATCCCTCTGCTTTTGCAGATCTTTTCTTAGTAATTCTTGTCTTTCTTCCATTTCATACTCCTTTATATTTTAATTAAAAGTATACTACAATTAAAAAGGGGAGTCAATTCTGGTTTTTGCCAGAACTCCCCTAATGTGTCTGTCCGACGATATTTGAGAGGTAGCCAATCTTATTTATTCTCCCCCGTCACCACCATCACCACCATCACCAGAAGCACTGGATGATGATCTTTTAGGCACCGCTCTTCCAGATCCAATATTAGTCACCCTTCCTTTATTATAAATTTTATGTGCTTTAGCATTATAATATGGAATTGTTTTAAGTTCACTTATAAATTGGTGGAAGGTTTTCATATAAGTTTTTTCTTTTATTTAGAGATAATCTTTACGTTTATGGTGTTCTGGTACAATTTTTCCTAGAGTAATAGTCAAAAGCCCATCCTCAAAATCAACTGATCTAACTTCCGTATCATCAGAGAGTGTCCATGAACGTGTAAATGACCGTTGAGCCAAACCTTTGTGGACATACTTAGTTTCAGTTTCCTTATCTTCTTTCTGACCTTCGATAAAGAGTTTACCATCTTGTGTGTAAACATAAACTTCATTCTTTTTAAATCCTGCAAGTGCGAGTTCCAAACGAGATTCGACATTACTAATCTGAACTAGATTATATGGAGGATAATTGGAAGTAGTCTCATGAATACTAAAAATACGATCAAAATATTCATCTAATCCAATACTATTGCGAGTAATTCTATCCATTAGTGCAGGAAGATCCGCAGTAGTATACCTTGTTAGGTTAGTCATTATAGTATCTCCTTTAAAAGCGAGTTTGTGTTTTGTGGACCCTTTCGGCGTCCTCAATTATTATATATCAAAAATAAAAAAAATCGGAACGGTGTAAAACCGAACCGATTTGGGTATGTTCCGAACTCGTAGAGACCGCACGAAAATCACTACATTTTATTTATCACTCATCTTCTTGAGTTTTAGTTTTTTTGGATCCAATATTGTACTTTTGTTCTAAGATCCATTCGTTTTTATCTTTATAAGAAAGAACCTTAATCTGATTTAATGGGGCAATATCAGCGATACTTTCTGGATCGACAATAGTGATGAGACCCCAATCAGAAAGTAAACGAGCAATACGATTACGACGCTGAACATCATTAACCGTAAGATTTGCATGTTTACCATCTAAAGCAAACAGTTCTTTAAAGTGGGTGATATAGTACCTACCCTGCTTATGCAAAATGTGGCAACTCTGATAGAGTTTTTTCTCCTTTCTTGATGCAACTCCGATACGTGTCAAAGTTTCACGAACTTTCAGAAAATCATCAGGTTCATTAAGAATAACTTCCACCATCATATCAGGTGTCCAATGCACTTGTGGTTCAATAGTTTGATTAGTCATTTTGTTCCGCCAATATCAAGTCGTTGTTTAATAAAATCGAGTTGTGATTTTGATAAGATATTTAAAGCTTGTGATGCTTTTTCATTACTATATCCATAGTACTGTTTTACACATTCCAAATCTTTAATTTTATCTTTTCGGAGCCAAGGAGAAAATCTCTTTCGCTTCCTCAGTGTATTTATATAAAATGAATATTGCATATCTTTATCTAGATGATGAAATTTATTCATTTCATTAGCAAAAAGAATGCAATCAATATGACCAGACAAACATTTATTAATAATAAATGGTTGATATTCTTTTACTGCTTCTGGAGTTTCATCTAGCAGATTGTTTTTCGTATGATTAATAGAATTGAGCCAATCCTTGAGGTCGTAAGTCATAATTAAATAATAGCAATTCTTTACGTGTTTTTTGATCTCTCATATATTCACCAACAGATCTCATAGTATAGGTAAGATCAAATTCAGCAGCATTCCATTTACCACCAATAAAACGATTTTTTACTAACTGATCAGAATTATAACTAATTAATTGATCCATAGGACAATCATTACAATTAAGAGCAAACTTATCGTGATCAAATCCTTTATGCATTGATCCTTTGTGCCCATAGAGATTATCCTTAATGTCATAAGGAGGATCGAGATATACAAAAAAGTTTGTATTCCCATCTAATAAACTTTCGTATGAGTAATTAGTTATCTTCCAGTTTTTTATTAATTCAGAGTAAGTTGGAAGTTTTTCAATACCATTCAAACTAAAATTTGATATTGATGCTTGCGGTGAATATGTCGAACTAGCAGTAAGACCACTAAAAGAACATTTATTTACAATGTAAAATGCTACTGCACGATCAAAGTCAGATATATCTTCATCGTTAATATGTTCTTTAGATTTTAAAAATAACTCTCTAGCAAGTTCTGGATTGTTATAAGCAAGTTTACAATCAACCAACTCATTTTTTAAGTCAACTCCCCTTTCTTGAAGTTGTTTCCAAAAATTAACTAGTGGTTCATATAAATCATTAACCCAGATATCTAAGTTTGGATATTTTTTAGTGATGTAAATAGCGACACTACCACCACCAAGAAATGCTTCTCTATAACCAGAATAATTTCTTAAATCTGGAAAATATGGATCCATCTTAGTGGTTGCTTTTGATTTCCCACCAGGATACCGCAAAGGAGTTTTAATTCTTGCTAAGGGATCTGCTGGTTTTTTCATACAATTTCTTCGATAAGAGTTTGAATCGCTTCAGCAACATCACGTTTCTTTTTTGGAAGGACATTCAATTTAACCCATTCCATATCATTATAATGAACTTTAGTGATGATATTAGCATCATTAATTTTCATATTTTTAGTTACTGAATTATAAGGAGCATATGCAACACTCATATTAACAGTATCGATAAGTAACATATAATCAAACTTTTGATCTAAAACATCAATACGTTTTCCAGCATAATTCTTGAGAATAATATCACTAGTTGTTGGTACAGTTTTATTAAACATTCTCTCTTTGCATTTACACTCCCAACGAATACCATCATTGGTTACAAAATCATGTCCAAGAGTATCATTCATACCAACATACTTAAATTGGTTTGAACTATGTTTTGCAATCGAAAGTTCAATAATTTCTGTACGAAGACCTCTCGCTTGTGCCCTTTTCATTCCTTCAGAGGCAACAGCAGTTCCAAAAATTTCTTCCCAATTAAAAAGATTAAAGTCAATCATTTAAATTCACATTCACACATAATTTCAGTTAATGCCGCCAAAAGATTAATTTCTTGATCGGCAACAAAGGCAATCTGATACTGGTACTTAGCAATAATAAGAACAGCAGCAGGAATAGAAGAACTCTCAAGTGCAGTATAGAGAGTATCATAAATGCGGCGAAGAAGAAAACCAGGATCATTATCCAGATTATTGACAACCCATTTACGTACTTCAGAGAAGTTCTTTTCTTTAAGTTTTTTAACCAGATCCGTTGTCTTGACATCATTAAATGAAGCAAGTACAGCACTATCTATAATACCACTTACAGAGTATCTCTGCAATTCGTTTAGAACCCTTCTCCAGTCAGGAAAATGTTTATTGATTAGTTCTACAAGTACCTTCGGATCATATTGTACATTTTCTGCCTCAAGAATAGACCTGACGCGGTTGAAAAATTGTGAGGCGATTTCTGGTTTTTTACTTGATTGGATTGAAAATTCAACGACAGCGCATCGTGAATGTAGTGGTTCAATGATTTTGTTTTTGTAATTACAGGTGAAGATGAATCTGCAATTGTTGCTAAATTCCTCAGTAAACGCCCGTAGGAGGAGTTGAACGTCGTGGGTTGTGTTATCTGCCTCATCAATGAGGATGACTTTGTGTTTAGCAGTTGACGTAAGCGATACGGTGGAAGCGAAGTTTTTCGCATGATTTCTGACAGTATCGAGGAATCTACCTTCGTCTGATCCATTGATGACATATACATCCACTCCTAATTCGTTACATAGTGCTTTCGCTACAGTTGTCTTTCCACATCCAGCAGGACCAGCAAGAAGAAGATTAGGGACTTCTCCACTCTTCAAGAAATCCTGGAATGTTTTTTTAATCCCATCTGGAAGGATACATTCTTCAATTGTTTTGGGTCGATACTTTTCAACCCATAGGAATTCATTACGACTCATAATTTTTATACCCAATCAGGTTTACGTTCTGGCATACGAAGATAATTAGATGCAACCCAAGGTTTGGATGCGATATACATCTTGTAAGCAGTAAAAGTGTCAATGCTTGTGTCAAGTTTAAATTCATCTGGCATAGCACGAGCGAATGGTGTTACTTCTGTGATTTTACCCTTGGGAAACAAATAATATGCATCCACAAGAGTTTTATAACAGGAGTGAGTTTTGTTATACCTCAAACAATATTCGTCAGACAAATTTAAACCCCACTTGATTAACCAGTATGCATTGTGAATACTCTCCATTGCCCACTTGGTACAAGGATGATTACGGAATGCTCCCTTCTCGGTCTTGTAAGGGGTTCCATCTGCTTTAGGGAGAGTGCCATATCCATGTCCCCACTTTTCTGATGCCACGATAGAAAGCATTTGGCAGCACTCTAAAGGCATCTTAACAACGTGTTTGTCAGGGAGGCAAATAGCACTCTCAGCAGGCCAAGGAGAAGTAACAAAGATGTTCATCAACCAAATGTAGAATCAGGTTCCAGAGCAATATAATACGACACATTAAAACCAGTATTTTTAAATCGTGACAAAAGTTTACGTGAAATCACGACTTCATAATTACCAGGGATAATCTTAATATTTTCTACTTTAAAATTCAACATGAATTCTTCGTCAGTTTCACCAACAATAATAGAAAAGTCATTAGAGGTATCATTCTTTTTATCTCTAACAACAAGTTTCACAACACCTGCTTCGCCAACGACAGATAGATCAGGAAGTTGATATACCGCAGCAGCTTTCAGAAGTTTATCAAGTTCTTTAGTATCAAGAAGGAAACATACATCTTCACTAGGAAGAACAATGTCCTTTTCTGGTGGAGTAACAATTACATTAGGATCAGCGAAGAAATACTTAGAACGAATATTACCTTCCCTGATAACTACATATCCGTCATTTTGAAAATCTAATTCTGCATTCTGATGCAAATTCAGACCGTTCAAAAATTGATTAAGATCGTAGATACCAAAATCCTTAGGAAGTTCTTCTTCAATAGTTGCTTCAGCAAGAATGTTCTTCATAACACTAATAGTACGAAGATTGTTACCTTGCTTAAACAAGATAGATTGATTGATAGAAGAAAAGTTCTTCAGGAGGGTCAAAGTTTTATCAGAGATTTTCATAGTTTTGTTTTGAAGTTTCATAATCAACGGAATTCAGAAAGACCATTATTGGTTCTGGAGTAATGCCCATCAAAATGCAGAAGGAGCATAGCATAATGGATTACTTTCAGAAGATCAATTTTATTGCGTCCATCTTTTTGACCATAACGACTGCCATACTTAAGAATATTTGCTTGGCAAAAGTTTGCGGCAAGTTCTTTTGCTGCCATTAAGTCTATTGTTTGGATATCTTTATAATTTGCTTCTTGACCACAATAATGACTTTTATAAGTTGTGGTCACATATTCCTGAATATCTTTCAGGATTTTATCTTCATTGTACTTCCAAAGATGATTAGTAGATTCAGTCATGTTCACAGGAGTTTTTGTAATTTCAATATGGTTATTAGAGTTAATCGAAAACTCATAGTTGTTCAAATTTGTCATTATTTTAAGATCATTACTAGAGTAAGCATAATAAAATTGAGGAAGATTTATTTACCTTCCTCAATTATATCAGAAAGGAGTATCTGATGCAATCTCGTTAGAGTTTTGTTCCGATGTCAAGTCTTTTGGCATTTCAAACTCATTATCAATCTTATCATAAAGTTCAAGGAAAGATTGTTTAGTCTCATCATCAAAACGATTTACACAAACTTGAATTGCCTTTGCCTTGTCATTGAAGATGCTGTAGGCACGGATGATGTGAACAAGACGACGAGTGCTGATGATTTCTTCAATGCCACCATCATAGAAAGTCTTGCGGATTACATCTGCCCAATCAACAAGGCGCTTGCAGAAATCACGCTCTTCTACACCAAGATCCAGAGCAACGCCTTCAAGGATCTTCTGCTCGGTTGCTGGGGCAGGATAAGACTGCTCAAAGGTCACAGGGAAACGCTCTAGGAATGCCTCGTTAAGCACGTTGGTGCCGATGAAGCGACCGTCATCAGAACCCTTACCCTTGGTGTTTGCGGTAGCAACAATGTTAAATCCAGGGGCAGGAGAAATCCATCGACCAATCTTTTTCAAGAAGACACCCTTACCTTCAAGGATGGATTGGAGGCACAAAATCTTGTTGCTAGCGAGGTCGATTTCGTCAAGAAGCAGGATTGCTCCTCGCTCCAGTGCCTCAATGACGGGACCGTTGTGCCAAGCAGTATTCCCATCAATAAGGCGGGAACGTTTTACCATTACCCGAAAGACCCGTAATGAACGTAGGATAAAAGAGACGGGACTGAATAATTTTTTTAATATCGTTAAAGTTACCAAACTTGACGAAGGTATCATCTTTATCAGGAATTAGATTTTGTTGCACTGGAGGAATAGCGGCAGGTGCCTGGAAAGTACGCTCAATTTCATCAACATGTTCTTGAGTAATTTCCAAGTTCCAACGACCACGATTTGTTTTATAAGGTTCAAGGCGACGAGTTACAGTAGGGTAACTAAGATCTTTGGAAGCACAAAAACCTTTAACGTCACCAGAACTAATTTCAGTACCGTACAAAGTTTTAAGTTCAGAAATAAGTTGATCGTCAGTCACAGAAATTTTGCGGGGCATAATGAATTGGTGATTTATTCAACAAAGATATTATAGGGGATACGATTTGGAAAAGAGGTCGTCAATGTGACAGTTATTCATCTGGTCCAAACCGTTTAATGTTTTTATGTTTTTTTGCACAAGCATCCCTTGCCCATGCGCGAGACAAACTATTTACATTTGAACATGATTTTCTAGTTTCCCCACAATAAGGACATTGTGCGTCTGGGGGATCTTTTAAGTATCCTTCAGGCGTGTACATCCTTTTCTTTTTTTGGTTAATTGCCTGTTTATGTTTTCTATAGTTCATTATGCAACTAAATCAACAAACTCACTAAGAATTTTTTTGTTCATTTTTTTAGATGCCAAGGATTTAACAAATGCAGATTTAATTTGCACTTTTGTTGCATCCTCAGTAACTACAAACTCCGTAGTATTATTTAATGCAGTTGAAGAAATACCAAAATAAGCATGATAACTAGAAGTTTTAATAGAGAAACTCTTGTTTTTCTTCCAACTACTCATCAATTTAGAGTAAGTATCATTTTCCATATAACCAGTATAAGAACGAATAAATGGACTGGCATCTCTCGGCATTAGAATACGCATACCAATAAAGTTAATGTCAACGAATTTATCACGCAAATTACGAAGAAGAATTTGAGTTAGATCTACACCCATACCATAATGAGAAGGCACTTTATACACCGTACCAGTTTTCCTATCCCTAAGGAACATATTGTCACCAGATATGGAATTAAATCCCATATAAACTTGAGTATTTTTACGGATTTCAACATTCCTCTTCATCATTTCCGCTTCACCATCAGTCAAAATTACACACTGAACTTTTTGAAGTTTATTTTCCTTTTTAAATTTAGGCAGAATTTTGTGAAGAGCAATCAATGACTGATTGAGAGGAGTTCCAGAAAGACTTAACTTATAAGGAAATTGATATTTGCATGTATAGTAATTATTCCTAGCAAAACAATTAACAACTCTAAAAATGTTTTTTAATTGAACATCAAGTTTTGATGCACTAATTTTACTCGTGAATATATTCATCAATACAAATTCATCATCAACATGTAGAAGACCATCTTTCCTTTCATAGTGAGGTTTAGGCATAATTGCTTTACCATCATCAGTATACTTCACACGTTTCCAATCGTAGGTAAATGCATACACCTCAAAAGGAATTGAAACCTTTTTACAAAACCAAATCAAATTGTATAGTTGTTTGATTGTATCCATCATAACTTCAGACATAGATCCAGACCAATCAAGGATAAAAATCAAACCATGATTTTTACCATCAGATAAAGTTGTAACCTTTTTAAAAAGGTCTTCATTATACTTGTAGGTATGAAGTTTTGTACAATCCAAGATACCAGTAGTAGATGTACTCGCCCTAGAGTAAGAATCTGCTGCTTTACGACATTCAAACTCTTTTACTAGATAATTGACTTCTTTTTGAGCAGAACGCTTAAATTCAATATACTTTTTATCAATATGAGAAAAAACACTTTTATCCTCATTCATCAAAGTATTTTTCCAAGACGTTTCACATTCTTCATGAATTTCATTATTTGGAATAATGACTGTATCCAAATCCAATTCAGGAACTTCAAGGTATACATTTTCACCATAAAAACTATTATTACCAATAAGTTCTTTGATAGCATCCTCAAGAGAACTCATAGTTTTTACATCAATGTCGGCACTATTCCCACCAACATTTTGAGTATTATTATCAATTTCAGTCTGAGAATTGTCTAAATTTTCTTGAGTTTCCTTGTTTTCTACAGATTGATTTTTACTTCCAGATTGAGTTTCGGAAGAATTTTCTACATATTCTTGGTTTTCTGATTGGTTACCATTTTGAGAACTTTGCGATTGTTGTGTCGTTTGATCATGAGAATTTAAAGATTCAACTTTTTGAAGTTCATCATTTTTTTGCTTACAAAACTTATAAAGAATTTCTGCAGCAACCAATACGTCAGCAAATGTTTCTGTTTGTCCAATAATATCTACAATTTCCCTTTCCTCATTATTAAAATTGATTTTAATAAAAGAACCAATCTTATAATAAAGATTTACTTTATCTGCAAGATTAAACTCATCAACATTTTCATTTTCAACAGAAAAGAAATCTTGATCACTTAGTTCAGAATATCCCTTATAAAAAGTCTTCCGAAGACCGTCATATCGACGCTTCATAAGTTTTTCAACCCGAACATCCTCAACAACATTCACAAATTGTTTAGGAGTTTTACACGTATCCCACCAATCATCATCAGGGGTATAAAGTGCATGACCAACCTCATGCCCAACAAGCATGTCATAAACTTCAGCAGATGCTTTTTCCCACATCGGAAGAGTAAGCACCCTCGTATGAACATTAAAACAAGCAGTTTGAACTTTTTTGTGTTCAACCACAAGGTCTTCAGTTGCAAGAAGACGTGCAAGATTTCCTTTAACTTCGTGGTTTACGGTCATGGGTTAATTTCAACTAAAGTCAATATAAAGCAAAAGGTCGCCTTGTGGGCGACCCATGTGACGCTTTTTAAATTGTCTCAGTCTTTCTTTTGCTTGTCTAACTGCTTGGGGTTTACGTTTTCCTTTGTCGTTTCTCTTGTGAGGATTACGACCACTTTCCCAAATTTTGTGGTGTGCCATTTTTGAAAATAAAAGAAGTATTAGAGATTATACCATAGAAATAATCCCACCATCCAGAGTGTGCCAGTTAAACAACCATCCTACTAAACCCCTTAACCTTTTCAAATTTAATTACATCAACAAATTTTTCCTTCATACCATCTTTATGAGAAATAACGAAAATATTTGCATCTTTAATTATAAATCTAATAATTTTTAAAAAGTCATCCGTACCAAAACCATCCAAGGAAGAATCAAATGTTTCATCAAAAATAATAAGATTGCAATTAAGAGAATTTTTTATTTTTGCAATTTCTCTCCAAGTGAATAATAAAGCAAGATCAATTCTCATTTTTTCACCTTCACTAAAAGAACTATAAGAAAACTCATCGTGGATGGGAGATTTAATCGATTCGCTAAATTCTTCATCTAAAGTAAAGTTAATATAAAAATCCATCATTTGGAGATATCTATTAACTTGTTGATTTATCAGCGGTAAATATTTTTTAATAATCTTAGTTTTAACTCCCCCATCTTTTAACAAACCGTAGATAAAATCATAATAAGTAATTTGATCTTTTCTAGTTTCTACATCTTCACAAGTTCGTTTTAATTGTTCTTTAAATTGTTCTAATTTCTCATGTTCAGAATTTCGGTTTTTAAGTTGATCGGTAATAGTTTGAATTTCATGTTCAAGTTCTCTGATCTGTTTTTGGCATCCAGAGATTCTAGTATTATTTTGAGAAATTTCATACGTAAGTTTAGTAGTCTCTTTAGAGAGGGAAATGAATTGACGCTCTCTTTCTTCTTCCTCTTTAATTGCTTGCTCTAGTTCTTTATAACCAGTCTGCAACTCTTTTGCTTTATTTTGAGCGTCTTCTATTCTATTTAACCTAAACTCTTCTTCAATTGTTTGTGTACAAGTAGGGCATACCGTATTTTCGGTAAAAAATTTATGTTCTTGAGTAATTGTAGATACTTTTTGTGATATTTTTCCTTTAAGATTTCCCAACTTTTTAAGTTTACTTGAAGAATCTGCAAGATTTTCTTGCTCTTTAGTTTTTTGTTGGATTATTTCTTCTAAAGATAAATTTTGTTGATTATAATTTTTAATTTCACTTTCTAATTCTACAATTTTAATTTTATGATTTTCAATTATTGTTTTCCCTTGATTTTCTAATTCATTGATAAAATTACTTTGCATAGAAACTTTATCTTCTAAAGATTCCTGCTTCAAATTAAACGTTTTGATTACATCCTTAGTTTCCCTAATTTTTTCTTTTAGCACAGAATTCATAGAAGAAAATATCTTAATATCTAAAAGATCTTCTATAACTTCTCTCCTATTAGCAGCAGAAAGTTGCATAAAAGGAACAAAACTACTACTACCTAAAATAACAATCTGAGTAAATGATTTGTAATTCATTTTTAAAACATTTTGCTCAAACCATTTTTGCTGATCAATAGCAGCAGCATCCTGATTTAATACAACATCATTTCGATGAATTTCAAAAATGGACGGTTTAATACCACGAATAACTTTCCATTTATTAGTTCCTACACAAAATTCAACTTCGACAACACAATCTTTTTCATTGACAGAGTTAATTAATTGTGGTTTATTGACACCTCTAAAAGATTTACCAAATAGTGCAAAAGTAAGAGCATCCAACATCGTACTCTTACCAGCACCATTATTACCAACAATTAGTGTGGTTTGCGAATTATTAAACGATATTTCGGTAAACTGATTTCCAGTGCTTAAAAAGTTTTTATACCTAATTTTTTCAAATAATATCATTTTCTTGTGGCGGAACAACTAAATCATTTGCAGTAATTATAGCATATTGGTATCCATGCATTTCACATGTTTGCAAAATTACTTTATCTTCTATTTCAATAACATGCATTGTTGGATAGTCCATTTCTTCTAACATCATGGCAAATCTTACGGCATCATCTTCTTCTTCAAACAAATAAAGAATTTGATTTCCTTCTTCATCTATTACGGAATATGCACCTTCTTCCTCTTTACCATCTATTGTTAGTATATACATCTTAGACTAATTCACATGCCTCTTTGTAAATACCTTGGATCATTTTTTGGATAACATTTTTATCCAAATTAACCTCAGTTTCTTCGACATACCTATTTAATATAGAAATAGTATCCTCAGTTTCTAGTTCATCAATTTCAAATTGCTCTTGAATATTGAAATTTTCAACTATCTTTAGTTCTGCAACGTTTGAAGCATATAATTTATCTAAGAACTTATCAAACTGTTTAAGATCAGTCTTTTTCCTTACAACTAATTTTACAATTTTATTTTCGTATGGTCTAGTATCAAACATCCTATAATCAGTATCCTCATAAAAGATAGAATAAAACATCTTATAAGGATTATCTACTGGTTCTAATTCTAAGGTTTCAGTATTGAATAAGTGGAAACCTCTAGTATCATTATAGTCATTTGAATATATTTCATAAGGATTTCCTAGATAAAAAATAGTACCATCTGTAGATCTAGTATGATAGTGACCAGAAAAAACTCTGGTAAATTTTTGGAATATTGAACTATCGTGCCCAGTAGTCATAACATGACCACGATAAGCAGAAAATCCATTTAACTCTAAATGACCACAAACAATCTTTGCATTACTTTTTTTAATAGTATCAAATGTTTTTTCTTGATTTTCTGAATTTATCCAAGGGATAAAAAGAATATTTTCCTTACCAATTTTAATATGTTCTATCTCAGATATAACTTTTACATTCTCATATTCGCGTAAAAGCAAATCTACAGCATTAATCTGATTAGTATTTTTATAGTATGCAGTATGATTACCAACGACAGTATAAACCGTACACCCCAGCGAATTTAATCTGTCGTAGTAATTATCCTTTGCCCAAGCGAGAGCAGCGAAGTCGATACCTTTGCGACTATCAAAAGTATCACCCATATCAATAACCGTAGTAATCCCTTCCCTTTCTAAAGTGGGAAAAAATACATCATTGTAAAAACTCAGAAAATAATCATGAAATATTTTTGAATTTTTACGTGCCCCAAAATGTTGGTCGGTTATTATAGCAACACGCATTAATACCTCAGTTTAGAATGAACGTTATCTTTTATACTATTATAGTCAGAGTAATTACTTCCGTCAATAGTGTTATCGTCACAAAATACTTCATCAAATCCAGTTCTCTCTAAGATTTTATTTTTAATCTCAAGTTGCTTTTTCTCTTTCTGAATACGGCGAAGAAAAGCGTAGTGAATGATTTGAGTAAAGTAAGCAAATGGGTTTTGTGATTTCTCTGGATTAAAATTATGAATATATTGAACACAATTTTCAATACCATCCGAAATCATATCATCTTTGAAAATATAATTTACAAAGTTTGGTTTAAATGATAGGTGAGTTGCAATCTTAAGAAAACACTCACCAAGATAATTTGTTATTCGTGGTTTGGGATCTCCTCTTTCTTCTGCTTCTTTAATCGACTTCTTATATTCAATCAAAGCAGCAAGGAAATCCTTATTATTTACATAATGTACAGATCTCTTTCTTTTATTCATCGCTGAGGTGTTAATCATTAGAAACTATAATGTATTATGTAGACATTATAACACTTAAGGTCTGAATACACAAACACTTGACACACCTAGGCAAATAGGAGTAAAATAGGTTTGTCGCCTTTGAAAGGTTGTATTTAGATATCTTTATAGAGCTTCTCTAAGATCTCTTTAGCATCATTTATATTACTGATATAACCCATTTTACGATTTATCTTCCTTTGTATCCCAGAAGGACCACCGAAATCGTTTGTAGATCTTATATATCCCTGATACATTGATATCATCTGGATATTTTTAGATTCACTCACTAATAAAACATCATTCATATTTAATATAAACATATCTTCTCTACTGGTTTTCAACCATTGTTCTAGTTTATAACCAGTACCATTTCTAGTTCTAACTTCAGATATAGTAACTGGATTTGTAATTAAGAGAAGAGTTACATCATCTTCTATGGATGGAGATACTTTACAAAAGATCTCTTCACCATTTTTTAATTTAACTGTTGCATAAAAGTCTTCTTCCATCATGTCTTTAAATTAATAGTAATTATTTCGTAATTAAACTTTTCTTCATTATAAATTTTAATTCTTTCTATTAAATGATTTAAAGTATAATTTTTTCTTGATTTGTGAGTACAATCATCAGCAATATCATATAACATTGCCTTTGTTTTATTTTTCCCCTTTCTTAAAACCCTACCTATACTTTGTAAATTGCGTACCCTAGACTTACTAGGTGATGCAAATACTACATTATGGAGGTTTTTTATATTTATTCCAGTAGAGAATACACCATATGAAGCAATAATTATCGCATCATTTTGTTGCTCTGTAATTTCTCTAACTCTTTCTCTTTCTTCAGTATCTATTCCACCATGCACAAAGAATACTTTTCTTCCACTCTTTTTATGCTTATCAATTAGTTGATATAATGGCAATCCATGAGTTTCAACTCTTGAGAAAAGAATAAGAGTATTACCTTTTAAATCTAAAGCAAGATTTTTAATAAAGTTATTTCTCTTTTCATGTGATATAATAAATTGAACTTCATCTTCATAGGTTTCAAATATTTGGGGAGTATGCTTCAGTATAAGACATCTAATATCAAGTTTTGATACATGACCTTTTTCCATTAACTCTGCGGTTCTGGTTACCTTATATGATGGTCCAAATAAACCTTCTAAAACCCATTTGTGTGTTTGAGTTCCGTCTAGTGTTCCAGTAAAACCAAATCTAAATTTTGCATGATGAAGTTTAGTCATAATTTGAATTAATGACTTAGATTTAAATAAATGTGCTTCATCACCAATAACAACATCAAAATCTTCAAAGAAACCTCGCTCTAACTTGTAGATAGATTGCCAAGTTGTTATAACTACTGAAGAAGTATTAGTTTTTTCTCTCCCAGAATAAATTTTGTGACAATATGAACCAGCATCCCAACCGTAATCCTCAAAATCCTTATACATCTGCTCTACAAGAGATGTCGTTGGAACAACTAAGAGAATTTTTTGTGCTTTGTCTACATAGTACCTCACTAATGAATAAATCATCAGAGATTTGCCAGATGCAGTGGGGCTTATCAATAATCTTCTATTGTGCTTTAAAGCATCATATACTCCCTCAATTTGATAATCTCTGGGAGAATGACTACAAATAGATTTCATGTAGTCTTTTACACCTTCATATGAGATGCTTTCATTAACTTCAAAAGGCATCCCATAGAATTTATTATCTTCAAATTTGTAATTATAATTATAATTTTTACAGAAAGAAATTAATTTATCTAGCAATCCAACATAAAGTTGTTTGGATCTCATATCAAATAGATGAATTTCTCCATTCCAATTCCTTCCCCTATACTGAGGCATAAACTTTGCATTAGGAACATCAAATTTAAAGTAGTCTCTTAATTCATATTCAATATGTGGTTCACATTGAATTCTTAAAAAAACTTCATTAGACTTTGAAATTATTAAATCAAATTTGTCAACCATATCCTGCCTGGAATTTTAGAAATTCGATAGCATTCTTAATTTGATAAGTTCTATTTTGAATAACTTTAAGAATACTCTCTAAGTAATTTAGGATAGTTTCGTAGTACTCAATTTTTAAAGATGATTGTGATAATTTTTCATCAGCATCTAAGTACTTTTGTAGAGTATCCTTATCTCTAATTTTTTTGGGGAAAGGGTTTTCAATATAAACATCAGGGTCCGCTTTCCCAGTAAAATATTCGTATCTTTCGTGCCTAATATTTTTTCTTTGTTGCTCTGCTTTCTTTTTTAATAAAACTACGTTATTATAAATGTCAAAATATTTTGCATGTAATATGGGAATATTTGTAGATTCTGTATGTAAATTGTCCATATCAATTTTTGCATCTTCTTCCCACATTTTTTGAATTACATCAAGATCTATTATCATAAAGGATTTCCTTTCCTATCAACTATATTATACATAGTATACTTAAAAGACACCTCTGAAGTAAAGTATTCTTCATCAGAATTTGTAGCATCAAATTCAAGAGCAGATAAACTATATGGAAACATGTCTCTAAAAATTACTTCAAATTGGACATTATTATTACTGTTTAATACTTGTAAAGTTCCATCAGAATAGATATTCATCTCTGGAGTTAATTTATTATTAACTATTGGAGGATTTTTTTGTAAGTTGTGAATTTCACTTAAACTTTCTGGAAACCCTAATCCTCTCATCCAATTTTGTATTTGCATGTAGTTTTCAAGATTTTCATCAACTAAGAATTTTAAATTAAAATCATCAAAATCCATTTTATCACCTGGAATTGGAATATCTCTTAGGTAATTTGGTTGTTCTGCAACACCTAAAGTTAATCCAGGTACATTTGCTGAATTTGAAAAGAAAGAAACTTTTCTTGCTCTATTTAATACAAACTTAAATCTGACAGAGGATAGAAAATTTCTATTCTGTATTTGATTGCTAAAAGCGTTTCCTACTGTCATAATTTTTAGTGAAAATAAGGTCTTAATTGTTTAGTAAAATATTCACCTATTAATCTATATTGACTTTTTACTGGATGATAACTATATGGATTTATTATTTTATTTCTTGCTGCATATAAAAAATAATCATGAGTAACAATTGCACCTTTTGATAATTTATCAGTTTCTAAAATATCTGGGTTTTTTTCAATATGCCAACTACATAATTTAAATAAAAGATCTCTTTCTTGATTGTCAGAATCTATTAAATTTTCTATATCTGATGTATATTGATGACTATCAAAAGTATCAAACCAGATATTTTTTATTCCTATTGCTTTAAAAAAATAATTCCAAAATAAAATATTATTAGTCAATTGCTCAACTTCATTATCATGGTTGTATGATAATCTATTTATCACCAATTCCAATTGTTCAGAAAATGAAATTCTTTCTTTTTTAATAAATTTATTCCCAACTGGTGATATGATTTTATTAAATTTTCTACGCTCATCGTGTAAAAAAATATCTTGGTAACTATCAACATCATTGCACCACATATAAGTTCTTTCAGTTGTAGTCAATCCCCAAAGAACAACTATGTTATCATATTCATTTTTTATAGAATTCCATTCATCACTTATGAAAAATTCTTTTGCGAATTTAAATTGTTTTTGATTACTACTTCCACCAACTGAAAAATTTAAACCTTTTATATTTAAATTATCTAATACTATTCGTCTCCATGAATGTTCATAGCATAATTCTTCAGACCATCTTATTTTATCGGTATAAAATTCTTCATTCATACCCTCTTCATAACCTGCACCTATTCCATAAGTCCAACTGCATCCAAAGGTTATTAATAAAGATTTACTCATATTATTTTCTTTAATTATAAATTTTATTTATTAAAAAAGGGGACCCTTTCGGATCCCCTGGTAAAAATGTGACCAGATATCACATGAGGTTCTTGATTTGAACTCTTCTGTAGTAACGGTTTGCGTTAACTTGAAGTCTGCCGAGACCTTGAGTGGTTCCTTCAGCAAATGGGTTAGCAACAAGACCGTATCTGGTCTTAAAGCCAATCTTAGGCTGGAAGGTGTTCTCACCAACGGCACGAACCATTTGGAGAGGAACATATGGGCAGTAGAAGAGACCAGCATCATATGGGCTGGAACCCTTGTATCCAACAACGTAGTACTGGTTAGCAGATACGTTTGCCGAATATGGATCGATATATACGCGGAACTTACCGAGAAGAACACCAGCGAAGGTGTTACCAGTGTCATCAACGTTGAGGTTTGCATTCAGAGCAGGGGTGTAATCGAGAACACCAGCCATGCTAAGAGCAGATGCAACGTCAGCAGAACACATGATAACATTACCCTTTCCTCTACGAGTTCTTTGTGCGATTGCGTTAGCATCACGCTCGATTTGGAAAAGAAGACCCTTGAACTTCTCAACGGACCAACGACCGTTTGAATCAACGTCAAGGTCAAATACACCAGCGGTAGCAGTATTTACAGCAGCACCTTGCTCAGCAACCTTGTAGATGGTTCTGATAACTTCTCTGTTGATTTCTGCGAGGATCTCAGTGGAGAGAATGTTAGCAAGTTCTGCTTCTGCGTTTAGACCGTGGATTGCCTTGAGGTCCTGAGCGAGTTCTAGTGAATACTCGGCTTTCAGTGCTCTTGACTTTGCTTCAACAAGAACTTTCTCGATTGAGAATGCCATCTCGTTGAACTGGTTACCATCGCCATTGCCGAGGTTCTCGGAATCGCCAGTAACCATACCCTGACCAACGTTATAACCAGCAGCACCAGTGGATGCACCAGTACCAACAGGGTTAAGAAGACCTGGGTTTGAACCATACTGGGTAGTAGTACCCATACCTGCAACTGCACTAGAAATACCAGCAGTTAGGTTAAGACCATCATCTTGACCTGAGAATGCGGTATCTGCTTCGTTGAACAGTGCTTCGGTTCCCGACTGATCGTTATAACGGGAACGCATTGCGAAGATAAGTCCAGTAGGACCACTCATTGGTTGAACACCTGCGAGGTCATAAGCGACCAGGTTAGGCATTGCACGTCTGATGAGTGAAATCAGAACTGGATCGAAACCTGCTACAGGACCACCTGCAGCAGCGGAACCTGAGAAACCACCTGAAGCGCCAGCAGCATTACCAGCGTTGGTTGGGGTCTCCATCAGGACACCACTTGAGAAAGCCTGTTGCTCTCTTAAGAATTTTTCTTGGTTTTCTAGCAGGACAGCGGTTACTGCTCTTCTGTGTGAATCTTTGATAGGATCAAGACCATCATAGTCGAGAAGTGGTGCCCACTTTTCCTGCAGATGCTCGGATTGGAACATTTGCGTTTACCTTTTACTAGTGTTTGTGTTTATTTGGATAATATTAAATTCACTTTTTAGCAACTGCTGAAAGAGTTCTCAGGTAAGCATTCATTGAATCTGAGTGATACTCAGTAGCAACGTCTACTCCTTCAGAAAGAGTTTCAGATTGTGCTTGAGGAGATACAGTTCTTGAAGGGAAATATGATTCCTTCAGGGTCTCCAGTTTCTCACGATATTCTGTGTCACTTTCAAACTCAACACTTTCGGCAAGTGAAGCGAGCTTATCTTTCTGAGTAGCAGCAAGGCCCTCAGAAATTTCATCAAAAATTCCTTGTGCAATCGACTCGGAGAGACGCTTGTTTAAAGAAACATTTTTCTCGATTTGCTCGTTGAGTTTTGTCTCCATCTCATCAAGTTTTTCTACCATACTCTCTAACACATCATATTTATCTTCAGGGATTGATACATAATGCTCTTCAAAAAGACCTCTCATTCCTGCGAGGAATGATTCAGTCATATCTGACTTAAGACCGTGCTCAATTGCGAGTTCGTTCTCAGTCATCCATTCTTCTGCAACATACTCTAGATATGAATCAACTCTCTCTTCTAGAGAGATTTTGATTTCTTCAACTTCTTCAATTAGTCTTTGCTCGTAAGCAACTTCATACTGTTTAGTTAACTCTTCTTTGATTTCAGACACTTTTGATCTTAGTGCTGATTCAAAGATAGTTCTTGCCTTTTCCTTAAACTCTTCGGAGAGTTCTTCTTCGTCACTTGAATTTAAAAGAGCATTTACATCTTCTTCGATGTCATACTCTTCCTTCTTCATTTTTTCATCTTCATCTTCTTCATCTTCTTCATCCTCATCTTCTTCATCCTCATCTTCTTCATCATCTTCTTTAGATGCTTCAGATACGATTTCTTCTTCAATTTCTACTTCTTCAGAATCAATCTCTTCTTCATCAATTTCTTCTTCAACAAGATCTTGATCTTCCAATTCTTCTTCTTCTTTAACTGCCTGGCTCTTATTCAGACCCTTCATAGGATCAGCAGATTTTGCACCCTTATTTACAACATTTTTTACTTGTTGTAGGGTTTTACCTGGTGTTTTTAGTTCTGCAGAACTATCGTCAGAGCGATAGTTTTCTGGAGTAGGACCACCAAGATCTTCCCAGCTACCAGTTTGACCAGCAACTGCTCCAGGTGCTAATTTTTGCATTGCATCTCCCGCCTTAGCGCCAGCGTTAACAGCGGTTCTGGATTGCTTAGTGCCTGCTTCCATTTCTTGTAATTGATTGCCACGAGACATTTGAACTCTCCGATTAACCTTAAGAATTTAATCTATATTTATTTATCAAATTAAAAATTTTTAAGTTTTTTCAATTAATATTCTTATATCACCATCTATGTGAGAATATGATTGATTATCACCATAACCAACTAAATTGTTGTATTCTAATATATTTTCGTATTGATTTATTTGATTAATTATTTTATTGACTATAGATCTAATATTTTTAATTTTTATTGAAAGATTATTATTGTAAAAATACTTAAAATATTCATTGCTAATATTTGATAATAAAACAAAACTGTTAAGTGCAATATATGCTCTTCCTCCAGGACTTACAATTTTTAAAAAATCGCAAATTCTTTGTTCTAAAGAAAAAAAGGAAATATCACGATGTAGACTGCAGATTGACATTACACATTCAAATTCATTCAAATGATTTCTTATAAAAGTCTCATTAAATTGAATTTTTTCATCTGCATCTTGAATTAAAGGATCAATTCCATAAATTATAGGATAAAATTTTTTAAATGTATTTGAACCACAACCAACATCTAATATTTTAGATGGATTTATTTCTAATAATTTTTCAATATAATAAAATGTACTACAGTGAAAATATCTATGAATGTAATGATCTCTAGGAACAATATTTTTAATAATATTTGGATCTATTATCAAAGTAGTATCATTTCCGTATAATTCTTTTATACGAATATCAATACCTTTATCTTCAATTAATTCTGCTATTTTTTGATGCAATTCATGTATTTTATTATTTTCATCAGAAGTAATTTCATACATTAAATAATTACAATGAATTTAAAAATTCATTGAATAACTCAATTTTATGTTCTTCCAATCTTCTCTGATTTACTAAAGTATTAATTCTTTTTTTAGTATTTTCAGCGAGTTTTTCGCGGAGAACACCTCCATCCCAAACCCACTCTTTTCCTTCCATAATTCCCTGAACAAACGCATCAGGAGCAGAAGGATCAGCGACGATATCGGCAGCAGTTGCCAACATGAAATCTTCACCAACTTCCTTATAACCTTTATTGTTTTCTCTTAGTGATCCAATACCACGAGACGAAACGCCGAGAGTTACACCATCTTTAAGGAGTGATTCTGCAATCTTTCCCATAGGAGTGGAAAGAATTTGTGCCTTACCTACAAAGTTATTACCACTTTGCTTGAGTTCGGTAATTTTGTGTGAAACTCTATCGAGATTTACGGTTGGACCATCTGGGTGACCTAACTCACCTAATGCTCTACCCTTCTTAACATAATTTTCATTATAACGACTAACTTCTCTTTCCATTATAGAAAATGGATAAAGTCTACCATTACGGTTTACAGTTTCACTTTGGAGAAAAACCCCCTGAATATACATATGCTTTTTACCACCAACACTTTCGGTGATAACTTTAACTTTTTCGATTTCTTCTCTGATAAGTTTCATTGGATTAGTTAGTAAGACCTACTTTTGATGCTTTGATTGCTACTGATGACCAAATAACATCGGTTGGAAGTTTCTCTAAAAATTCTACAGAATTTGCTGGCATCGAAAAATAATTAGTAGTTGCTGCACCGACAGATGTAGATACTCC